TATTAAAACAATTAAAGTAAAGGATTTTGGTATTAATTATTCAACATCCATACCGGCTAATTTTACATTATCGGGAAATGGTGATGCAATCGGAAATATTATTGTAGGTGCTGTAGGACAATATGCTGGAAGATTTGTCAATGATGATAGTTTTATCGACTGGAGAAAATATTTAGAAGATGATTATTATTACCAATATTTTTCATATGTTTTAAAATCTCATGAGTCATTAAACCAATATGAAAATGTAGTTAAGCAAAATTTACATCCTGCTGGATTATTAATGTTTGGCGATATTTTAATTGATAGTGTGCTATTTGTTCGGAAATCACATGCAATCTCTGGTACAATTGCACAATCTACATCTGGTGGCGTACTTCCATCTGGGGCCACTGCGCAATATAGTATGTTAGAAACCGTGGCATACCCACAAACTGTATTTGATGATAGTTCTGCATATCCAAATGGATACAATGGATTTTTAGGATCTACTACTGGAACAGATTTGGATGATCCATCTTGGATTTCAACAGGTGTTCAATTTTTAAATACTTTTGTTACCGATTATACATTACCAGTAAGTAATTCTGCCGAAACTTTAATTGTTGTTGCTAAAGCAAATGTATTATCTTCCAATGGTTGTGTAATGGGAAATATTGATACAAATAATGATTCTGGAGTTTCTGGTTATCAGATTATTGTAAATGTAGATGGATCTATATCTTTTCGAACACAGAAAATAAATGGAATTAAAAATAATTTACAAATACAATATCCTCCAGGATCTATTAATACTTCTGAGTATTTCTTTGCATCATTACGGTATTTGAATAATACTATTGTTGGAAATTTAAATCAACTTTCATCAATAGTGGGAAGTTTTGGATATAATGTAGATAATACTTTAGTTTCAAATAATTCACGCGGTATGTATTTTGGTATAGGAGGATATCATCGCGGGTATGCTCCAATGGTTCCAATATATGGTGACAGTTTATATGGAGATACTTTAACAGGTATTCCGGGTACATACAGTTTACCTGGAATGCTTTTACCAGGATATTTTAATGGTAATATTGCATATGTAGTTGCTTGGGAAAGATTTTTATCGGATGCTGAAGTGTCGAATGCATATCAATATTTGAAAAGTGTTATGGTTGGAAGAGGAATTCCCTTATATTAGATAAATACTTTATATGGCTAATCTTGCAATTGAATCAAATTTTTTCCGTGTCTATTCGGCTGCCAAATTCCTTGAGGGGCTCCAACAAACGCAATTATCTACCAATAATTTGTATGTATTTATTGGAAAAACAACACCGTGGGGTTCTCCAGACAATGCACCACAACCAAATGATACTAATGCGTCACGTGATGCACTATTTAATACAATGCTTGCAGTAAAAAGGGTTGCACCGTCTGATGTTATTTTAGTTATTCCAAATTATACATGGATTTCGGGTACGATATATACACAATATTCTCCCAATGGTGCTGAAGTTGGAGGCATATATTATGACCAATTTGAACCGTTGTTAGCAATTCCTCCATTTTATGTTATTACGAGCGATTATAATGTATATGTGTGTCTCGGAAATAATAGTGGTGGAACATCATCTGTAATGCCAACAGGTACAGGAACAACTCCTATTACATTAGCAGATGGTTATTACTGGAAATTTATGTTTCAAGTGTCTTCAGAAAATGTAACACAGTTTTTATCTACTGGTTGGATTCCAATATATACACTTACTTATAATGATGGTTCTTTACAATGGGCAATCCAATCGACTGCGGCCGCAAATGATCCTGGTACTGATTTCCCTGGTGGATTGGGATCGGATCCAGTATATCAATTAGGTGCAATGTGGGTTATGGTTGATATTGATTTTAATTATGATGAATCTGGAAAAATTTCAACCAGTACAGAATATCGTCAATTTGGATTATTATTAAATCCACTTACATATGGTTCTTCGCTTCCATTTGAAGCATTAGTTGGAACTGGAACAACGAATTTAACATTATCAACAGTAACAGGAACCTATAGTAATAATGACCATGTGACCGGAAATACAAGCCACGCGACCGCATATGTTGTAGATTATGAGGGCGCTTTACCAAATGTTTTGCGCTTAATACAAGTATCTGGTGGTCCATTTATTATTGGTGAGACATTAATTGATGATACAAGTAGTGCAACATCTATTGTATCTGCAATTGCAAATCCAGATATTCAACCAAATTCTGGATATATCTTATCATGTGAAAATTTATCTACGGGAAGTATAATTACACGTGGTTCTACAGAGTTGGAAACAATAAAGATCGTGGCCCCTTTCTAACATGCAATGAAATAACCTAAATATAAAATAGAGACAAATATGCCATTAACATTCAACAATGCCCCATTTTTTGATGATTATAATCCTTCCAAAGATTTTTATCGGATTTTATTTAGACCGGGATATCCGCCACAAACAAGAGAATTAACGCAATCGCAATCGATTATTTCCGAACAAATTAACCGTTTTGGAAGTTATATATTTGCAAATGGTGCAATGTGTACACCCGGCCAAATAACATATAATTCCAATCAACCATATGTAGTAGTAAATTCAACATATTCCTCCGCACCCGTTGATTGGGCGGCATTAACTCCTGGTGTTCAAATTCAAGGTGTTACTTCTGGTGTTCTTGCAACAATAATTTCGATAGATGATATCAATAATGCAATTTATATTCAATATGTAAATTCTGGAACTAATAACGCGACTACTATATTTGCCAATAATGAAGTATTAAATATTTTTCCCGCAAATACAGGAATTGCACAAGCAGTTGTAACAAATGCAACTGGAATTACTGCGGCTGCATCTATTGATGCTGGTGTGTATTTCATTTTTGGAATGTTATTGGATGTTACTTCACAAACGATTATTTTGGGTGCTCCTAATACTTATGGAAATGGTATTTCATTTACACAATTTCCAAATGTGCGTGTTGGTTTGCAAGCAATTGAAACAATTGTTACTCCAGAAGATGATTCTTCATTATATAGTAATGCCAGCGGAACCCCAAATTATACTGCACCAGGTGCAGCACGTTATAAAATTACTTTAAATCTTATCGCAATTCCATTGGCAGCGGCCGCTGATTCCAGTTTTACTGAAGTAATGCGAATTTCAGATGGTACTATTCAATCACAAGTGCAAAATACTGCACTTAGTGAAATAATGAATACTTTAGCTCAAAGGACAGAAGAAACCAATGGTAATTTTATTGTTACTCCTTTTGGATTTGATCTTCATGAAAGTTTATTAAATTCTCCACTTAAGACAAATGGTGGAATTTATTCATCATCACCTCCTGGTTATACAGATCAATTAGCATTAGGTATTGAACCGGGCAAAGCATATGTTGATGGATTTCGAATTAACACAATTGCAAAACAATATCTTCCAATTGATAAAGCCCGTTCAACTAATTTCTTTCAAAATTCTCATACACGTGCATATCTTGGGAATTATATCTATATCACTCGTTTATTTGGTTTACCAAATTATGATAAATGGCCAAAAATAAATTTATATGGTACTCCAATTATTTCAGATGGTACTGCACCATTAACAGGAGTTATTGGAACCGCAACAATTCGCGGATTACAATTTCAAGAAGGATCTTTTCAATCTGTTGGTAATCCTGGTCCTATTTTCGAATGTTTCTTAACTGATATTAATATTACTAGCGGTGCAATTACAGATGTTAGATCTTTTGCAGTTTCGGATGGAACACTTACTACAACTGCAAATGTACTCTCTCAAGTGGATATTATAAATGTAGTTGGAAATTTTGCAATTGGTTCAGTTATTTCTGATGGCACAAATACAGAAACGGTATATGCTTGGGATACAACTAATAATTTACTTTTAACATTGCCTACCCATCTAGTTGGAAGTGCCACAATATCAATTCCAACAAATTCATCGATTACATCTTCCAATACAGGATCTGCTACCATTATTCAACGTATTACTTTATTTGATATAATTGATAATATTTTGATTTATCAACTACCCCAAAATACAGTATCCACGGTAAGAGATCAAAGTGAAAATATTACAACATCATATTCATATCGAAAAGTATTTTCTCCAGTACCACAAAATCCAACATATGGAACTGTTACCTTTGTTACTAGTGGAAGTGAAATATTTGAATCTATGTCTCCTGAAGATTATGTTGCAACTGTTGAAACTGGTGGTATTCCAGGAACTTTAATTGATGTAACATCTTCAAGTCCGACTTTTGCATCTGGGAATTCACAAATATCATTTAATGCTCCTGCTGGAACTACAGTTAAATTATCGGCCACAGTTATTAAAACAATTGCCGCAGAAAAAACCAAAACTTTAACAACACAAGCATTAACTGTCGCTGCTTCATTATATTCTGGTGCTACATCTTTGGTTAATTTAGGTAAAGCAGATATATTTTCACTTACCAGTGTAATTGATAATGATACCACTTCAGATATTACTTCTTGGTATAAATTAGATAACGGACAAAGAGATAATCGTTATGATTTTGGTCAATTACAATTACAATCTGGATATCCTGCACCAAATTCAATTACAGTAACTTTCCAATATTTTACACATGGTTCTGGAGATTATTTTTCAGTAAATAGTTATAGTAATTTTGTATCTCCATTAAATGGACTAGATTGGTATGCATTAGTTCCATATTATTTTGGATCTAATGGAACTCCTTATGCATTACGCGATTGTTTAGATTTTAGACCACGTGTGGATGATGTTACAACATTTCCACCAGTTGCGGCCATATCTACAATTCCCACTTATGTGAGTGGTATTGGTGGATTAGTTAAACCTAATGATGATATTGTTACAGATTTTTCGTATTATTTAAGTCGTGTAGATAAATTATATTTAACTTCAACGGGTGCATTTGTCGATCTTGAAGGAACACCAGCCCTTCAACCATTAGCACCACCAGATCCATCAGATGGAATGGTAGTTGCAATACTTACGCTTCCTGCGTATACATTTACGCCAACTACAGTAACCATTCAAACAATTCCAAATAAAGTTTATACAATGTCAGCTATTGGTAATCTCGAAACAAGAATTGCTAATTTAGAATATTTAACTGCATTGAATTTATTGGAACAATCTACGGCTAATATGCAAATTCCTGATGCAACAACTGGTTTAAATAGATATCAAGCAGGATTTATTGTAGATAATTTCCAAAATATGAATGTCGCGGATTATAATAATCCAGATATTTCATTTTCAATTGATGCTGCAAATGGAATTATGCGTCCGGAATATATTACAAATTCCATCAATATGACATATGATGCTACACAAAGTAGTAATTTGGAAGTTAATATATTAAAACCAACTAATAATA